CCCCAGAACTCCAGAAATATTATGAAAATCGCTTCTCAATGATGGGAAGTGATGGGTGGAAAGACTTGGTGGAGGATATTGACACCATGATTGCATCCTTGAATAATATATCTGTGATTTCTGATGAACAAAGCCTACAATTCAAAAAAGGTGAACTTTCTATACTTACTTGGCTGAAAACCTTGAAAGAGGTCAGCGAGAGAGCATACGAGGAACTCAATGAAAAGAATGTTTGATTTTGCCTGTGCAAACGGGCATAAAACCGAAAGACTGACTGATTATGAGTCGATCAGTTTTAGGTGTGAATGTGGTGAAACAGCCAACCGCATTCTTTCTGCTCCAAACTTCAAACTAGAAGGGTGGTCTGGTTCTTTTCCATCAGAGCATGGAAGGTTCGAGAAAAAACACCTAGATCAGTTGAAGTGGGAGCAAAAGCACAACTCACAAGCATAAACGCCGAGTTGATTCTCCTATAACCGAAACGGCAGGAAAAAGGGATAATATGTTGATTGACCAAGAACCTGAGATGAAGAGTGAGTTAGAAGCTGAAGAATCCAAGCTATCTGACACTATTGCGCCAGCAAGCCCTGGACTCCCTGATAAATACAGGGATAAAAGTCTAGAAGACATTGTTCGGATGCACCAAGAAGCTGAGAAGTTGATTGGCAAGCAAGCGCAAGAAGTGGGAGAGGTAAGGAAACTCGCTGATGAACTCATAAAGCAGAACCTCAGTTCAAAGCAACAGACTATTAAAGAGGAAGAGCCTGAAGTAGATTTCTTTGAGAATCCACAGAAGGCAGTTCAGAAGACTATTGATAATCATCCTGATGTTCTCGCAGCCCGTCAAGCGGGTGTGGATTTCAAAAGGATGCAGATTCAGCAAAAGCTAACGCAAGAGCATCCTGACTACAGTCAGATTGCTCAAGATCAGGACTTTGTGAATTGGGTGAAATCCTCGCCTGTTCGCCTTGGTCTGTATGCAAAAGCAGATGGTGAGTTTGATTACGATAGTGCCAATGAGTTGCTGTCTACTTATAAGCAGTTGCGTGGTGTCAAGTCAAAGCAGACTGAACAAGCGGGTGAAACCGCCAGGAAGCAGAGCATGAAGGCCGCACAAGTGGATGTTGGTGGAACTGGTGAGAGTTCAAAGAGGGTTTATCGTAGGGCTGACCTGATTCGGCTGAAGATGACAGAACCTGACAGATACGATGCTTTGAGTGGTGAAATCATGCAAGCATACGCAGATGGACGGGTTAAGTAACTTAACTTTCGTTTCTTAGGAGAAACAACATGGCAACAGCATTTTCCCCCAGTAACTCAGTTACTACGACCACAGCAGACAAATTCATTCCTGACATTTGGAGTGATGAGATTGTTGCGGCTTACAAGAAAAACTTGGTTCTTGCTAACCTCGTTATGAAGATGAACTTCAAAGGTAAGAAGGGCGATACGATTCATATCCCCGCACCTACCCGTGGTTCAGCATCTGCCAAGGCCGCAGAAACAGCAGTCACTTTGATTGCCGCTACTGAGTCTGAAGTAACTGTGTCTATCAACAAGCATTACGAGTATTCTCGTTTGATTGAAGATATTGTCGAGGCCCAAGCCTTGAACAGCTTGCGTAACTTCTACACCTCTGATGCTGGTTACTCCCTGGCTAAACAAGTCGATACCGACTTGGTTCAGTTGGGTCGTTCTACCAATGGTGGTGGTGGTACTAATGCTTACGCAACTGGTGCGTTCATTGGTGGCGATGGTACGACTGCTTATGTTGCCGCAAGCAACAATGAGTCAGCACTGACCGATGCCGCCATTCGCCGCACTATTCAGCGTTTGGATGACACCGATACCCCAATGGATCAGCGTTTCTTCTTGATTCCTCCATCAAGTCGCAACACCCTGATGGGTTTGGCTCGTTACACTGAACAAGCCTTTGTGGGCGGTACTAACAGTACCATTCGCACTGGTGAGATCGGTAACTTGTACGGCATTCCTGTGTTTGTCTCAAGCAATTGCGACACTGCATCAGGTTCTGGTGCTGCGCGAGTTTGTATCATGGGTCACCGCGATGCAATGGTTTTGGTTGAGCAAGTTGCTGTTCGCTCACAAGTTCAGTACAAACAAGAGTATTTGGCTACTCTGTTTACCTCTGATACCTTGTATGGCGTTCAGATTCTGCGTGCAGCCGCAAGCGTAAGTGCAGCCAAATCTGCATCTATGTTTGCACTTTTGGTTCCCGCCTAATTGCAGTTGCGCCCCCTGCCCTAGTGGTGGGGGGACTTTTTTAACCTAATTAGGAGAAATCAAAATGGCAGCAGCAACCGCAGTCGTTTCCCGCCGTGGTAACGATCAATTTCGTGGCCTTTTTACAGACACTTGGGATGTGGCTTGTACTCTAGATAGCGCCTTAATCGCTACTACTGCTACGGCAACTGACACAGTGACTGTTCCAGGCGTTGCTTTGGGTGACATGGTTCTTGGTATGTCAGTTGGTGTGAGTGAAGCAGGATTGGTTCGTAGAGCCTATATCTCTGCCGCTAACACTGTGACTATCGTGACCTACAACCCAACAGCAGGTGATGTTAATTTGGCATCAACCACATTGCAACTGGTGATTGGTCGGGCAGTGCTTTAAGAATAGGGGGGTTCGTCCCCCCTTTCTTCGTTTTGGAGTTAATCAATGGCAACTTTTCGCTGTCTTCAGTCTGGTAACACAGTAAGTTTTACCTTGCAACATGACATTGACTCAATGAAGGGTCATCAGGGTTATGTTCGTATTGATGAACAAGAAGTGTCTGACATTCCCAATGAAGTGAGGACAGATACTCCCTTCATGCCGCCAGTTGTACGGCGCATGGGTCGCCCAAGGAAAGTTGCAAATGTCTGATATAGACGCTAGAGATTTTGGAAAACTGGAGGCCCAAGTTGAGGCTCTCCAGGCAGAAGTTCACTCTTTGAGCAAAGATGTTAAAACTTTGTTGGAACTTGCTAACAAAGGCAAAGGTGGGTTTTGGATGGGTATGACTATCGCTTCATTCATGGGCGGTGCGATTACCTTTGTTGCTGATCGTGTCTGGAAATAAAGGAGAACGCTATGCCTATGGTTGGAAAAAAGAAGTTTCCCTACTCTGAAAAAGGCGAGAAAGAAGCCAAAGAGTACGGCAAGAAAAAGGGTGTTCCTGTGACCATTATGGTTGCGATTGGTAAACCAAAAGGCTTGCCTATGCGTGGTGGTCGCACTGCTACCAACATGATGAAGAAGTCTTCAAGAGGTAAATAATGTCTACATTCCAACTTGACCCCAACCAAGTCGCTTATGGAGTAGCCAGCCATAGCACAACACAAGTGGCAACAGTAACCAGCAGTAGCGTTCAAATGACTGCTTTTGGTGCTACCACTACTATGATTCGCATTGCTTGTAGTCAGGGTCATGCCCACTATGCTATTGGCACTAATCCAACTGCAAGCGTTACAACATCAGCCATGATTCCAAACAATTGCGTTGAAATTGTGCGAGTAAGTCCTGGACAAAAGATTGCGTTCATCAAGGATGCGGCAATTACCACTTCAACTGTTTCTGTAACGGAATTGGTATGAAAACCAAGGCACAAAAGAAGGTGGGCAAAGTAATGCGTGAATATAAGGAAGGTACTTTGCATTCAGGCAAGGGTGGGAAGGTTGTAAAGAATCCTCGCCAAGCAGTTGCCATTGCCTTGTCTGAAGCTGGTATGACTAAACCTAAGAAGAAGATGAAATGAAGCCTGGACTTTATGCCAACATCAATGCCAAACAAGCCCGTATCAAGGCTGGTTCTGGTGAGAAGATGCGGAAGGTAGGGGCCAAGGGTGCGCCTACTGCTGCTGACTTTAAACAAGCTGCAAAGACTGCAAAGAAGGTTAAAAAGGTGAAGTAGATGAAATCTCCTGTTTGGCAAACAAAAGCTGGTCAAAATCCAAAAGGCGGCTTGAATGCCAAGGGCAGATCATCTTATAATGCGGCAACTGGTGGCAATCTCAAAGCACCAGTAAAGTCGGGGGACAACCCTCGCAGAGCAAGTTTCTTGGCTCGAATGGGTGGTAATGATGGCCCTGAGTTCAAGAATGGTGAACCAACGAGACTGCTTCTTTCGCTAAAGGCATGGGGTGCTAACTCCAAGGCTGACGCAAAGGCAAAAGCTAAAGCTATATCCGCAAGGAACAAGGCAAAGGCGAAATGAGAGCATTATCAGTTGGTGTTAGTCCTACAGCGGCAGTAGACACAACAGTCTATACCTGTCCAAAGGGCTACTACGCCAAATTTACCGTCATGTATATACACAATACAGGCGGCTCTACCAAGCATATAACTGTTCAATGGTATGACGCAAGTGCTAGTACAACCCTTGATATATTGACTGCTCTTGATTTCAGCACTAAAGAATATTTGCAGTTTGATGGCAATGCCTACATTGTTTTAGAAGAAGATGACAAAATAAAAATAACTACTCAGGCAGGAAGCTCCTTTAGTTTTATAGCCACATTTGAACAAGAAGGGTTGGCAAGAGCATGACACTACTAGAACTTGTCAACGATGTGTTGATCCGCTTGCGTGAACCAGTTGTAACC